CACCTGCACTCATTTGTTGTTTTACTTAGAATATAACCGTCCAATGTACCAGGTCATATCGAAATACTGAGGACCAGATGATTTACGCTCTAGATCGTCTGGAGGTGGTTCCTTGACGAGTTTCTTGACTTCAAGATGATTGATCGATCTAGGATAGTAATAGACACGAGCGATTACACCATCCCACCCTGGACCAACGGTGACAACTGCATCATTCTGTTGGGGCAACTGTCCTAGAGTATGATGTTGACGCAAGATGCCATTGATGTAGATGTCTACAGCTTGCTGATCGACGACCATCGCAAAGTGAATCCATTTCATCGCTGAAATGTTTGGAATCAACACTGTTTCCGTTGTGTTGAACGTCTTCACAGCAACCAAGAGAGCATTCGACGTTGAGTCTAGGTAGACACCTGGGGCGTCCTCTTTTGAAAAGATACGACGTTTCGTACCATATCCCTTGGTAAAGTCTTTGACCAAGATCCATGCTGAGTAGGAATAGGTTAGTCCTTCCGGCTGGTTTAACGACTTGGGCAAGGCACCTGGATATGCCTGTTGGGTCTCTCCAGAAATGGAATTCTCGAACACAACAATTCGATCATCATCATATTTGCTCGGCTTCCAAGTGAAGAAAAAGTAAACAAGACCTGCGACCACGACTACGGTCGCAACAATAACTAGAGTACTCATTGTCCTTTACTTAGAAACAAACCCTCTCGGTCCAAGTTTAAGTCCAGACTCTCGTTGATTTTGAAGAGCTATTTTCCCAAGCGTCATACCCCCAAGAGTCACCGTTCCAGGAGGAATAGATTCTCCTGCTGGAGTAAACACCATTTTCAACATCTCTTCGTATGTGATATTTTGCTGTTGAGTTGCAACATTTAGTCCAATTTCACGTGTTCCCAAGTCGTAATTGTAATGAATTCGCGATGGATGCGAAGTATATTCAACTTCTAAAAATTTAGATTTGAGAAGTACAATCGTCCAATCCAGATCCTCTCCATGGACTGCGTTCTTAAAGGGAATGAGTTTGGCAATGTCTGAGAACATTGGGTTCAAATGATTGGGAGGACGTTGAAAGACAGGTGGATCTTCTTTCGTAGCCATTCGATCACCGAGCTTAATACTTACACTATGTGTGAACGTATACTGTTTCATTTGTCCTCTCAAACGCATAGTAGGATATCCTCCTTGAAAACAGGCCCATAGATCTTCAATATATGCATCTGTAATTGTATCGTCGTCATCAATGAACGATAGATACTTTCCTTTTGCTTGATTGAGTAAGTATTGACGTTTGAGACCAACACTTGTTTCGCGATTATCAAACGATAAACAGATTTCAAGTCGAAGATCAGGACAAATTCGTTGTACCTTTTCACGGATCAATGCAGTCAATGCACGAAGCTTTGTTTCACGACCAGGAATGGTGGGAATTAATATGGACCAGTCGTATGCATACTTCTTGCGGCGAATGTACGTATACATGTCCTCGTTCCAGTATTTCTGATTACGATCGTAGAGTGCGTCCATATTTTGTGCATATCCGGTTCCAGGATGTTCATGTCGAATAATACAGTAAGGAATATATAAACACTTGGAAGCGAGCTCACCTTTACATAGATCTGTCAGTTCAGTATCACAAAACAAGCTCTTATAGTCTGGATGATAGATGTACCCAAAGGATTCGTACATGGCTCGCCCATAAATACACAATGTATTGAGTTTGTCTCCTTGATGTCCGTCATTGAACCATAGAATGCCATTTGTATCTGGAAATCGTGCAATCATATGTGTACGAATTGCATCATCCCATCCTTTCAGTTGTGGAATCATATCATCGGACACCAACACTACAATGTCCCAGTTCCAATCAATCTCGTTCATATTCGCATTACACGCTTGAATCTTACTGGTATTGGGACTGAAAAAGAGTTTACTCCATCCAGCTGGAACCAATGTTCGCATGACTTCTTCTTGAACTAGGTTTCGCAACATGGATAGATCATTGTCATCACATGAAACGGCTACTCCAATGTCTTTAGTGTTATTTGCAAGTTTCATATAGGTTGCTAATGTTTGAATCACCTTTTGAGGTCGACTTCGTGTCGGACATTTCAAGAGAATTCGCATGGTCTTTTAAAAGGTATAACTATTAAGTTCCTTGCCTTCTTTACTCAGTGTGCTGAAGCGGAACGTGTATCCAAAGAGAGTGACAAACATTGAATCCTTATCAACTTCCTTTTTAGCATCTCCAGGAGGTGAACATGAGGTTCCCTTTGCATGGAACGATCGCGCATCGTCTGGACTGAGCATACTTGCATATCCGTTTAGGTTGCAAATAGAGCCTCCGAATCCACCATTGTCATTCAAGATGATGTCTCCGAGTGCAGGTTTAGGAACTCCAGGTAATACGCAAGACTTGACTAAGCGACCGTTAAGGTAGATATCCAAGTTTCGTTGGAAGACGGTCATTGACACTGAAAACCAGGATTGTAGAGGCACATTCTCAACACTGCAGGTAAAGGAGTCTCCAGTTGAGCTTGCATCTGGGTTGGCTGCACCAGCTTGTTCGTCGGATGGATAGAGACTCAATCGCACGTGAAGTGTGTTCTCGTTGGGTGCCAAGAAAATACGAGGACCTGTCACATTGGCATTATTGGGTGCAACACGCTTCAACACTTCCTTGTCGGCTCCAAACTTATAGTCCCAGTTGGTGATGTACATCCAAAACTGAAGCCCATAGTCGGATCCAGCGCCTACTGGAACCTCGCCGGCTGGAATGACCGTTCGAACCTTTCCATCTACGATCGACGGCGTCTTGTCTCCAGACGATTTGGTCTCAAAAAACGTGAGACCTGGTAATCCATTTCGTTTCTGGATGTAATTGAAGAACCGATAGGCGAGATACAAAAGGATAAGTCCTCCGAGGACGGTCGCGATCGTGGACAAGGTTCCAGTGGTTGCCCCTGTCACTTGCTGAGGAATGGCTACAACTGAAACGTTCGGATTGGCAGGTCTAGACGAGAAAAGTCCCATTTATGATTACGGAGGAACTTTCTTGCGAAACTCTTGCTTAAAGCAATGGAAAAACGGACAGTGAATTCACAACCAACGCATCCTGTAATGTATTGTAACAACTGTGGGGGGAAAGGTCATCTCTTTCGAATGTGTAAGGACCCTGTCCTTTCCTGTGGGTTGTTACTGTTAGACACACCCTCCTTACCGATCTCACCCAGTTCAGTCAATCTTCTTATGATACGCCGTAAGGACAGTATCAGCTTCGCAGAATTTATGCGAGGAAAATATGATCCAGAGGATCCAGAGTATGTCTCACGATTGGTGAGAAATATGACCTTGAAAGAACAGGCTGCACTTGCATCCGAAACGTTTGAATCGCTTTGGAGAATGTTATGGGGAGACGATCGAGCGTCTGCAGACTATCTTCCAAGCTATGAGAAGTTCAATCAATTGGACCGAATGAAGCTAATGCGAGACAATTTGTCTGTCTACACGGAACCCGAATGGGGATTTCCAAAAGGACGGCGTATGCGTGGTGAGACCGATGTAGCGTGCGCAATCCGAGAGTTTGATGAAGAAACAAACATCCCACGCGATTCGTATCTTGTCTTGAAAAACATGATCTTGGAAGAATCGTTTGTAGGGCTCAATGGTGTCAAGTACAAACATATCTACTTTGTGGCCGTTCTTAAACACCCTGAACTGTTGGACCTTTCACAGCGGTTTACTACCATGCAGCGCAGAGAGATCTCTGCAATTGCGTGGAAATCCATGGACCAAGCTGAAGCTCTCATTCGTCCACATCACGTTGAACGCTCTGGAATGCTTCAACAACTGAAAACGATTATTGAGACCTTTGAGATTGAGTAATTAGATGCGGAAACGGTAGACTACGAGCATAGAGCAGTAGGAAACCACTGCCAAGATAAAGACCCACCACCAAACAGGAAACACTGTAGATTCCTTGTCTTGTGTGCCGAACGGACGGATCCGTCCTTCTGTACCAAACGCAATACCGGGTTGGAGGTAGAGAAACGCAGCCATGAAGAAAAGGAAGAACGTCACCATCAAAAGTCTGTGATTTTTCTCCATTATAAATCCTTGTGAAAAACAATGGCCTACGTTCTCCCCAATCGAAAAGCGTTTGCAGATGCCATCACGCGAACTTTACTACTTTACCGAAATCGACCTACGGACGCAGACGATAAAGACGTAGATGTATGTCTTGCACGAGGGTCGAATGCACGCGAGTTATTACCTCATCAAAAGGTCGTGCGCGATTATTTGCTCCAAGAAACACCCTATCGAGGCGTCCTCCTCTATCATGGATTAGGGTCTGGAAAGACTTGTTCATCGATTGCAGTCGCTGAGTCGTTGTTGTCCAACAAGAAGGTGTATGTGTTACTACCCGCTTCGTTGGAATCCAACTACCGAGGTGAGCTTCGTAAGTGCGGCGATCCGCTGTATATGTACGACCAACACTGGCGACAACAGACGTTGAATGATGAGTCGCGTGTAGTTGCTAAGAAGCTTGGAGTATCCGACGGATTTCTAGATCGTAATCGCACCTTTTTCACAACCATTCCCAACGAGGCTGCCAACTTCGATAAACTACCCAAGGCTGCCCAAGATATGATTGCAAAGCAAATTGAAGATACGATTGATCAACGGTTCACGTTCATCCGATACAACGGCTTGTCCTCGAGTAACATTGGTAAATACGCTCCAGACGATGGAACTAATCCCTACGATAACTCTGTAGTGATCATTGATGAAGTTCACAACTTGATTTCTCGTATTTCCAATGCCTCGGACATTGCACGCAAGTTGTATGACTTGATTTACAACGCAAAGAACTGTAAGGTCGTCGCATTGTCTGGAACACCGGTCATTAACCGTGCCAATGAAATCTCGTACCTGATGAACTTATTGCGAGGACCTATTGAACGCATTGTCATTCCAGTCAAAGCTGTTCCAACGTGGGATGAAGAGGGAATGAAGACTGCCTTACGATCCGTTCCAGACATGGATACCATTGAATTCAATTCACTCAAGAAGTACATTCTTGTGACTCGCAATCCACCCAATTTTCGAAGTGTCTATAGCGAAAAAGGTGAACGAATTGCAGTTCAATATATTAAGGATTTACCGTATACACCTCTCGCGGTTGATTGGGTCAAAACCTGGGCGCCTAAATTTCAAACCGATGTAGGTGGAGCTGAACTTGCAATGGACCGCATCTCCACTGAAGTCTTTGACTGCCTTCCCACAGAATATGAAGAGTTTGCATCGCTCTTCATGGAAGGTCTTCAGATCAAAAACGCATTGTTGTTCCAACGTCGTATTCAAGGTCTGGTTTCGTATTTCAAGGGAGCCGATGAACGAATGCTTCCTCGACGTGTAGAGGATGAGTCCATGTTGGTGAAAGTCCCCATGTCCGATGCGATGTTTACAAACTATCTCTCTGTGCGATTTGATGAAATCCGACGTGATGCGCGACGAAAGTTGAACCCACTGAAAGCTGAAGACAATGAAATGAAAACCTTTCGTGTCAACTCACGACTTGCGTGTGATTATGCAATCCCTCCTGAACTCAAACCTACAGACGAAGACGCTGCCAATGAAGACGACCCTCCTTCAAAGAAAAAGGATGACATTCTTGCGAAAATCAAGGCAAATCCAGACAGATATCTGACTGAAACAGCACTTGCGTCCTACAGCCCAAAAATGTTGAAACTCCTTCAAATGATCCGAGGGTCGTTAGGAACTGGAGATAAATGGAATACTCAACTGCTCTACAGCAACTTCCGCAACCTTGAAGGGTTGGGTGTATTCAGTGCAATACTGAATGCAAACGGTTGGCAAGAATATACGATTACTCAAGAAGCCAATCAATGGATTGAAGATCCAGCAATGGATCCTGAGAAACCAGCCTACGCCTTCTTTACAGGCAATGAAAAGATGGAACAACGTGAATACATGCGTCAAATTTTCAATGCCAAGTATTCCGATGATTTCCCTGCCAGTCTCAAACAATCCGTAGAGTCTTCACCTAAGAAGAAGTTGGTGTTGTTCATGATTACAGCTGCAGGTGCTGAAGGTATTACGCTTGCCAATGTGCGACACGTTCACATTATGGAACCTCACTGGAATCCAGCACGACACGATCAGGTCGTTGGACGTGCCATTCGTATTTGTTCCCACGCGTCGTTACCGAATGAAGAACGTACAGTTCGTGTCTCTTTCTATATTAGTGTGTTCACTGAAGCCCAGTCCAAGTCTACAGAAGGAGCGAACAATGTAGTCTTAGTGCGTCGCAATGATTTGAAAACCAAACGATACGAAGGAGAACCGGTCGAAGCGTTTATGACAACGGATGAATACCTCTACGAAACGACCTATGAAAAGGATGTGACCAATAAACGGATTAGTTTGTTATTGAAGCAAGCGGCTGTCGACTGCGAAGTCCATCGTAAACTTCATAGTCGCGAAACACCTGTGATTTCATGTATGCGATTCGATAGTACAACCACTGGAGAAGATCTAGCGTTCAAACCGGATATTAAGACGGAATACCTAGACGATTCCTATATTCGAAACATGAAGCGACGTAAACGTAGATTGCAAAAGGTGTCCATCAAAACCATGGTCTTTTTGATTGATCCAGATACGAAGGATGTCTTTGACGGTCCTGCGTTTGAAGATCAACAGCGTCTCATTCGTCTTGGAACTATGACAACACCTGGACAGATACGCTGGATTCAGGGGCTACGGTTGCAGTAAGGACGTCTTCTAACCACGAGTCACACACGGTCGACCAACTCTTGAATGTATATTTTGAAACCGATTTACGTTTATCGTCTAATGTCTCAATGCTCTTTTCCATAGCGTCTGCAACAGACTCCATTGAAAAGGTAGGAGCCCATAAACCGTGGGGCATACTTCCAGCAAAGTAAGTACGTCCTTGTTTTGGGATAAACTCTGCGACGTTTGAATTCAAGAACGATGCATAGGTTCCAACATCGGTTACGACTTGCGGTGCACCGGTATACATATGCTCTAATTGACACAATCCAAACCCTTCACCGTCTGAGGTATTGACACCAATGTCCGAAGCATTGTAGATTTGATTAATGGCTTCATCGGTCATCAGGTTCGGTGGTGAAGAATCAACCAACAATAACTTACGCACGTGTGCTTGAATATCAAGCCCTTGTAGTTTGAGTTCTTCCATAAACACGCGTTGAACGTCATAGAATGCACCCGATTGTGGACTTGCATTGGTCAACACGAGTAAATAGTAAGGCTTTGTAGGGTTGCGAGCCACAAGTCTAGCAAATCCACCTAGAGTTAGATCAAGACGTTTTCGCTGACTGTTTCGGTTCGCATTGAGAAAGAGAATTCCATCGGATGGAACACTAAGATTGGTTCGTACAGTCGCAACCGATGCAGATGGCATACATGAAAACACTGTAGGATCCACTGCATGTTCGAGAACACGCACATCTGGGAAAGAACCATATTCCAAAAACTTCTTCTTCCAGAGATCGCTGAAACAATACATTCGGTCTGCATGAGCGCGTATACCGTCAATCAATTGCTGTGCGATCCCTTCATAGACTTGGTCGAGGTAGATCCAGAGTTTGTAGGTAGACTTTCCTCGCTCGTGTTTCATGGCTTCGATAAATCGCATGATAATCAATGGATCATTGTAAATCATCACCACGTCTGGGTTGACCATGTCTAGGTATTCATTGATTTTATTGAACCCAAACCCTTCTTCCTTTGGATCCTCGTTTGCAGCAGCATCGTACTGAACGACTCCATCCGGAACTTTACGAAACGATGTGCGTCCTGGATGACGTTGAAATCCAAAGTGAAATGTCTTGACTTTAGGTGAAAGTGTTGATATCTGTTTCAATAGATTATAGCTTACCTTGGAATATCCAGTTGTCTGATCTACGTGAGTGCTTACGAGAACGAACCTCATTATTTACTAGAGGATTCTCTCGCGTAAATCACAAATGCAAGTGAATTCAGCGCAGGATTGGTTGACGAAATACAAACGTAGGGTCATCGCACGAACCATTAACATAGATCCCCAACCTATGTCTCGTGAAACCAATGCGATCTATCTGTCTGCGATCGCAAACGGTGCAACGCAACGTGAGCGCTTTGTTGCCCCATTTCAAGGTGCTCGAGGTGGAGCCAGCGGTGGAGCGACCTATTCAAGCGATTGCTGTTTGAGTAATAACGCTACAGGTGCTTTTGGAACCTTCCAGGTGATTACCGATCGTGGTGTGGTTCCATTCAATGGTCGTTCTGTACAACCTATGAGTGTGCGCATAGTGTCTTAAAGAAAGCATAACGGAGTATACAAATGCCAGGTGGATTACTTCAACTTGTGGCAACTGGGGCTCAGAATGAGCTTGTTAATGGAAGCCCTTCCATGACTCATTTCAGATCGGTTTATCGCCGTCATACGAATTTCGCAATGGATCAGATTCGTATGTCGTTTACTGCGTCCAACTTGGAGTTTTCGACAACCGGAACTCGAACCATCTCGTGTCGTATAGATCGATATGCGCAGCTCTTGAATGACTGCTATCTCTATCTCACGCTTCCAGACATTTATTCACCTTTAAAGTATTTGAGCGGTCAGGCGCCACCCTCTGGGTATGACACTCGAACGAACTCGATTGGGTACGAGTTCCAGTGGATCTCAAACATTGGATACAACTTGATCGATCATGTAGATCTTACTATGAATGGTCAGGTCATACAAACACTGACAGGTGAATGGCTCAAACTCTATTCATACATGACCCACGATGCGACGAAACGAGCCATTGTGGATCAAATGGTTGGAAACGTCCCTGAACTCTACGATCCTGGACATGCATACGATCGCAATAACCAGTATCCTCATTCAGTGACACCCATTACTTTGCCAGGGATCTCACCGAATACAAAAACACCTGAACCTAGTATTCGATCTCGGCAATTGGTGATCCCTCTTCATTTTTGGTTCTGTGAAAATCCAGGTTTGGCCCTCCCCCTTGTGTCTCTTCAGAACTCCGAAGTGTATATTAACGTCACTTTACGAACATTGACGGATCTGTACACAGTGGTTGATGTAGACTCTACTTCTCCTACCTATGGTACACGTGTACGTCCTGTGAAGTATCCAATGCAATTGTTCTTGTCGCCTCCACTCTCCACTGGATTACCCAGTAATCCTGCTCTGACAACATGGTTCCCAGATCCCTACATTGATGGTAACTTCATCTACCTTTCGGAAATGGAAATGAACCAATTGGCTCGAGCGGATCAGTCGTATCTCATTAAAACTGTTCAATATGTCATGAAAGATGGACAGTTTGGAGGCAATACAGATCTCGAACTTCCTATGTTTAACTTGGTGACACGTATTGTGTTTCTGTCTCAACGAAGTGATCAGATCTTACTGAACCAATGGGACAACTATACGAACTGGTCCGATCCAAAACGTGCTCCTTGGTCTGCGATCAATACAGATGTAGATACTTCATTATTGACTTCAGGTCAGCAGCAAATTACATCGGTCTATCCTCGCGATTCCATCATCGATGGATTGTTGTTGTTTGATGGAAAGGAGCGTATTCAAACCAAACCTCTTCCCTTCTTTTCATTACATCAGCTGTATCGTCATGTGACAGGAATGACCCCAGACCTTCCTGGAGTGTATATGTATTCGTTTGCATTGGATCATGCGAACTATCAACCCTCTGGAGCAGTCAATGGAAGTATGTTCAATAAAATCATACTTCGGTTAACACTGCAACAACCCATTGCATCGTCTGTCAATGGAAGTACATCCACGACTGTCTGCGTTTTAACGTCCACGTTATTCAGTCCTAATCCAACAGTCATTCCTGCTGCGAACTTGACATTGACAACACCAAGTGGTGCTCTTCTCTATCCTCCAGGTACTGTAACAACGGTCGTTCAAACCAACGATAACGTGATTTTTACGTTCACGTATAACGTAGGTGTCTACGTTGAATCCATCAACTTTCTACGTATCGTCTCAGGCTTGGGCAATCTTGTGTTCGCATCATAACAATGGCGCAACAAATTGTATCTGCCTATTTCGGAGACGAAAAGAGTTTTCGAAACATTACTCAGTCTCTCATTAACAAAATCAATGAGGGGACACTTGATATCACTGCGGATGAAACGTTGATTCCTGTGTTTGATGCGGCTCCTCAGACTAAATTACAGCCTAAAGACGAGAAGCTAATTCGTGAAGAAGCGGTTCGAGGGTGTGGTGGTGAATCTGATCAGCCATGTATTGATGCTAAGATCGCTGAGCTAAGCCAAGCTAAACTGAAAGATCTTGAACGAACCTCGACTATACGAAACGCAATTAAAGGACGACGATTAACGGTCACAGTTGCTGACGAGAATGGACGAACTAAAACGTTAATAGCTCCAGACGGTCAAAAGTTCAAATTGGAGAATGTCACAGGAGGCAACAAGGCGAAAAAGGATATACTCCCAGACGTGAATGTCATCTACGATCGTGCATGGAAGATTGCATTGCATATCATTAACGTATTTGTCTATGTCTTTGCGATTGCTGCAGTCTATGCCATCTTCATGCGAAAATATGAAACCACTGGACTACACTCATTCAAAATGATTGCGTACGCCTGTGCTTTGGTGTCTGCATTTATTCCATACTCAGGCTATATCATCATATTGGTCTACTTTGGATTCACTTCCTTTATAAACGAATATGCTAAGAAAGAATAATGATCGAATTACATTGGTTGTCCGCAGGACTGATTTTTGGATTGTTGGTTTCAACGATCTTAATTCCGCCTACACGCAAACAGGTGCGCATTCCTCAACCTAATGATCCAAGTGTCTATCATACTGAAACCGGTTGTGTCCGGTTCACGTCCATTGAAGTCCCTTGTGTTCAAGAAGCAGACTCTCTCAACGTACTCGCAAGTCTCACTAAGAAGTAATGATCCGTTTATTAGAGGCACTTCATCGAGGAGCCCCCTTCTTCTCATTCATTATTGGATTGGGGATCGCCGTGGTACTCTTCCATCGTCAATATTCAACGGTTCGCACCCTAGGAGTTCCTCTCAAAGATACTTTGGACAAGATCGTTCGGTCCGACGGCAAATGTTATCGCTATCGCGTGGAGGATGCCAATTGCGAAAACGTGTCTAGTGAATAAACAATGGACGATTCAACTCCTCTGGATGCTTTACTCCCAAGTCCTCAAGGTCCTCAGTCAGCTCCTCCATTGATGCCTTTACCTAGCACAATGGGCGGATCACATTCCGCGATGGCACCTACCTTCAAGCCTAGTTTACCTGCAATGCGTTGGATGGCGTCGTCCATGACCACTTACATTGCGTTCTTTTTGGCAGCCGCAGCCATTTCCTTATCAACTCCACGCAACCTCTTGCTTCAGTATGTGCCTAATGCATACACAGGCTCTGGAGTCGTAAGCTGGACTGGTGCAGGCGTCTTGGGCCTTGCTGCAGTCGTCATCGCCCATATCCTCAAAGGGTTCCTGGCCGGGTTTTTGGGATGAAAACGGATTTGTTTTGGTCAGTACAATAGACCTCCCCCCCTTGA